TCTCAGCAAGTAGATCTACAATTAAACCCATTAGACAATGAAGTGTTCGTAGTCTATGGAGTAGATGTTGATTTGCTAGAACCTAATTTGATTCCTGGTACTGAAACTTTCATCAGAGGTTCAATTTCTACCACGCAAAGAACAACTGTTGGTGATATATCTGATTCCAATGTACTTGCTCACAACAGAATCAACATTCAGAATGATGGTGTAGGGCTTGCAACTCGTGGAGCGTTTGCTAGTGATTCAACACCTTCTACTCAGTTAGAATATGTTGCTATCATAGCAACTAACGATTTCTTCTTGAACATTCAAGGTGCTGCAAACGCAACTGCTCGTTCAATGACAGCAAGAATCTATGGTGTCCGTGCTAAGGCTGACGCAAACATATACGCGGCTCTGGTCCAATCAGAATTGCTATCTGCTTGAGGTGTCTAAGGTGGTGGCTATTCATGGCCGCTGGTGTGGACCCAACTGGACAGACGGAAGAGCAATCAGCGCACGAGACTACAAACTCCAAGGTGGAGATTTCAAAGGCTCGTGTATTGATTCTCTTGATTGTGCTTGTCGTGAGCATGACAAGGGGTGTTCCGGTAAGTCAGGATGTACTGCTGCTGCTGATCGGAAACTAGCTGCCAAAGCACAATGGATAGCACTTACAAATCCTAGATTACGCAGCGTAGCTCAACTAGTTGCATCTGGAATTGCAATCGCATCAATAACCAGGGGGAGATAATATGCCAACAGTAACAATGACATTAGAAGAATATGAAGCATTACGATCACTAATTGGTAGTGAAAGAGAGTCAGAAGGAGCTAGTTTAGCAGCCCGTGAGATGGCTCAGAAACCTAAGAGGCGTAAGAAGTCAAAATACCAGAAAGAATTGGGTAGACAATTGAAGATGTTGAAGGTAAAACATCCTCGAACTAAAATTACAGCATTGATGAAGCGTGCTCACAGAGCAACAAAGAAGGCGTTAAGATGAATGCAAAAGAAAGAGCTATCTTTTTGCAAGGATATAATGCTGGTCGAGCAGTAATGTTTGCCGATCATCAATCTGGTGCAATACCCAATTCGTTTAGAAAAACCAGAGTAATGTCACAAAAAACAATTGATCGGTTGAAAAGAACCTACAATTTGTAATTAGGTTGACAATCAAAACAGATGAAATAATCTGTATCTGGATGTTCTGTGATGATTTGGCTACATTCTTGTGACCAAGAATAGTAATTACATTGTTTGCAAAGGACATAAACATCCATTGTCATAGATATGCCTCCACATCTATTCCCAATTCTAGTGCCAATGCTCTCTTAGTTGGCTCTGAGATACCCCTGGATAATAAAATCAACATCAATCTACGATCACCTAACACTTCTACATCAATTTCTACAGGATTCAACCTCTCCTGGATAGCCCTTTCAACAAACTTAGATCTAAGTTTAGGTCGAACTGTTTCATTTAGGGTTTCAACTGTAGCTAGTTTGAGTGAGAATGTTCTGTTAATGTGCATTATACTTCACCATCCATCATTTCATGTAATTCTTCTTGTTCTTTTTCATAATCGTACCAAGAGTTTAGCCAATCTCTAATTACAATTCGCTCATATCTAGTCATTTTACGCAATTTTGCAAGCACTTTGGAGACATTTTTGTCCATATTTAGCCCTAAACGGCTTTTACTTATGTAAGTAACCCCAAAGAATAGGCAGGGAGGGCTAGATTCAGGGGACTCCGCCCCAAATCCACGCCAAGACGGCCCAGATGTTCAAGACAAGGTTACTAAGAAATATAATAAGTCTCTTCCTTTCATGATAGGTTATGCCTAAAGGATTGAAAGAGACAAGCAGCATTATCACCATTGGTGCTAGTGTTTTAGAAAGCGCAGCAAACACATTTACTTCTCAGCAAGTAGATCTACAATTAAACCCATTAGACAATGAAGTGTTCGTAGTCTATGGAGTAGATGTTGATTTGCTAGAACCTAATTTGATTCCTGGTACTGAAACTTTCATCAGAGGTTCAATTT